TGACTTCCACAGGAAGACCGCGGCTGCTCTAGATAGACCTTCTATGTTTGAAGAGACTCATTCCTATCCCAATAAGGACAAATCTCCTGGAGAGATGAAAGAGAACTTTGAAATGGGTAAGCAGGGACGTAGGCCACTTATACGGGATACAGATGCCATTAAAGCTCGTATGCTTAAAGAGTCTGGGTATAAGAATGTTAACCCGGCTAACTATGAACTGGATCACATAGTCCCTCGTTCTCTCGGTGGTTCTGATTCTGAATCCAACCTATTCCCAATGTCTCGATATGGGAAATGGAATGCCGATAAGAAAGATGATCTTGAGTATGTGATGCTCAAGATGGTAAAGAATAATGAGATTTCCCTTAAAGGAGCCCAACAAGTGTTTAAAGATGACTGGGTAGAGGGGTATAAGATGTATGTTCCTTCACATGAACACTATGTAGAAGAACGGAAACGCCTAGGAGAAGCGGATTGAATTTATTAATAATTGATTTTGATGGTCTTGGATTAGATTTGGCTTTACGGGCCCAGGCTTATGGACACGAAGTTCGTTGGTTTGTTAGACATGAGCCCAATGGAGATAGAAATTTAGTTGGGGATGGTCTTATTAAACGTGTAGCCCATTGGGAAGACCACATGAAGTGGGCTGATTTAATCTTCACTACAGACAACTGTAAGTACATTTATCCATTAGAACGGTACCGTGATAAAGGATACCCCATCTTCGGCCCTTCCATAGATACGGCTAGATGGGAACAAGACCGTACTCATGGGGAAGGGGTGATGAAACAGGCTGGTATTAAGACTATTCCTAGTACAGAATTCCACAACTACGACGACGCTATTGCTTTTATACAAAAGAATCCAGGAAGATATGTATCCAAACCTCTTGGTGATGGAAATAAAGCCCTCTCTTATGTAGCACAAGATGCTGCTGAAATGCTCTATATGTTAACATATTGGAAAAAGAAGAATGCCTATAAGGGTTCCTTTATCCTTCAAGAGTTTCATAAAGGTATTGAAATGGCTGTGGGGGGTTGGTTTGGTCCTGGTGGCTTTAGTAAGAATGTTCTAGAGAACTGGGAATTTAAGAAGTTTATGAATGATGATTTGGGTGTTGCTACTGGTGAACAAGGAACTATTCTACGATATACAGAAGAGTCTCTACTTGCTGAGAAGGTCTTATATCCACTGGAAGGATTCCTTCACGGACTTAACTACACTGGTTACATAGATGTTAATTGTATTATAGATAAACAGGGTACTCCCTGGCCTCTTGAATTCACAACTAGACCTGGATGGCCTCTCTTTCAAATCCAACAAGCTCTCCATAAAGGAGACCCAATTCAATGGATGAAAGACCTGCTGAATGGTAAGGACACATTAAGGGTTTCTCATGATATTGCTTGTGGCGTTGTTATTTCTATACCTGATTATCCGTATTCAAAACTTTCAAAGAAAGATGTCTCTGGATTCCCTCTCTGGGGAATCACAGAAGATGATGCCCTTAAAAACATTCACCTCTCCTTTGTCAAGCTTGGAACAGCACCGGAGATGGACGGGGATAAAATAAAGATGGATGTACCAATGTATGTGACAGCCGGGCAATATGTCTGCACTGTCTCTGGTACAGGTAAGACTGTTGAAAGTGCTAAATGTAGCGCATATGATACAATTAAAGACAAGATTCATATTCCCAATTCTATTATGTATCGGACAGATATAGGCTGTCGATTGGAAGAACAATTGGATGAATTACACGATAACGGATATTGTTTAGATATGGTTTATGAATAATGGCTAAACCACTCCCACCCATACCCCAAAACCCTATTGAAGAATCACATGTTTGGCGTGAATGGTTTACTGCGGCACAACAAAATGGAAGTTTCCTTAGTAATGCTGTGTCCAGTAATGTTCTTACTGCTAATGGCCAGGGAGAGTTATTTGTTGGTTACGGCACTAATGGCGCAGGTTCCTTGGGGTCGTTGCCTTACTATGTAGACACTCAACAATTAGCTGATGCTGCTGTTACCTCTGCTAAAATTGGCGCACAGGAAGTAAACTCTAGTAATATCAATTATGGTGCAATTGTGCAAGACCTAATAGCCTCTGGTGCTGTTGGTTATACACAGTTTCAAACAGGTTTAGCACCAATAACTATTGTTACTTCTCTTCCTACACTACCAGACCCAAACTTCCCTATAGGAACAACAATATCATTAACTACTGATGGTAATTTATATCGTAATGTAAGTAATACATGGACAGCAGCGGTTAACGGCGGTTTAATAGCTGCAAATACTATCACAGCGAGCCAAATTGCTGCAAATACTATCACATCGGGCCAAATAGCTGAAAATACTATCACAGCGGGCCAAATTGCTGCAAATACTATCACAGCGGGCCAAATTGCTGCAAATACTATCACAGCGGGCCAAATAGCTGCAAATACTATCACAGCGAGCCAAATTGCTGCAGGGTCTATCACCTCTACCCAAATTGCTGCAAATACCATTGTTGGCGGTAATATAGCTGCTGGTACAATCACAGCCGGTAATCTAGTAACGGCTACTATTACGGCTGCTTCTGCTGTAATAGATAATGCGGCGGTAGATACACTACAAATTGCTGGAAATGCTGTAACCGTTCCTGTGTACGGTTCGTCTATAACTGGCACGGGTGTGGTTACTTCCACTAATACCTCGTTTCTAACCTATTATTTGACTATTGCTGGTCTTGGCCCTTCTGAAACTTGTGGTGTGATTATAAATCAATCCTCCCACCTTAATGTGACGGCAGGATCAGCCTTTGGCCCTTGGACGTTCCAGATTCAAATACAAGTTGATGGTGTAGTTATTAGTAGTGTCGTTCAAGACCCGGTAGTGCACAACACTGGACCTTTTGTTATTGACTCCATCGCATTTGGTCTTATTGGTAATGGCACCCATACAATCTCAATAATGTATCAAATTCTCAATGAATACCTTGCGCCATATTATAGTGGCAATATGCCATTGGTTTCTAGTGTGATCTACTCAACAGCCATGGCGGGAAAACGATGAGGTACTATGTATTCACTGATTCTAATGGGCGCATTGTAGGGCATGGGACTGTGCAAGAAGGGAACGAAGGCCTGCTGATTCCTCCCACGAGTTGTACCCTCTACCTAGACATACCGGGCAATAACGCGCGCAATCAGTACGTTGCCAATGGAGTTCTGGTTGATATACCAGCACAACCAGCCAGTTATTACACCTTCGACTGGCCTACAAAGACTTGGGTAATTCCTGCCAATGCTTTGACTGATGCTCAGACGGCGCGAAGTTCTTATATTGACGCACAGCTTGAAATAGTCATAGCAAGCAGCACCGTGACTTACAACGGAAATTCCTACCAGGTTGACCGGGTAAGTTCAGGACTAATTACCAGTGCGGTGGTTGCAGTAGGAGCCGGGATTCCATTACCCACCGGCTTCGTATGGAGAACTTCAAACAATATCAATGTCCCTTTTGCTCAAGCTGACCTGGTTGCTCTTGGGGGGTTAGCACTACAAAACACGAATACCCTTTATGCACACAGTTGGGCGCAGAAGGCTTTGATTAACGCAGCAACCACCATAGACGCAGTGAACGCCATCACTTGGTAAATAAAATGAGTTGGGAATATCTAAAAAAAGCATTTAAATCAAGAACCATTATCATGGGTATTGTAATTACCTGCTTATCATTCGTGCAGGGAATCGTTTATGAGTTTCCTGTTACACCATTCATCCAAGGAATTGTAGGCTGTGTCCTTGGTATTTTAATAGTCTTACTTCGCATGGATACTACTGATGGCATTGCTAACAAGTAATCGTAATAAGGTAGCTGCTTTAGCCTTCAGTGCTACGGCCTTCATTGCCCTTGTTACCAGTGAGGGTTATTCAGACCATGCCTATATTCCTGTTAAGGGTGATGTGCCTACTATAGGGTTTGGTACAACCCAAGGAGTTAAGATAGGGCAACACACTACCCCCATAGCTGCATTGAAGGCTACCCGTAAGGATGTAGATACGTATGAGAAGGCTATAAAGAAGTGTATTAATGTTCCTTTAAATCAAAATGAATATGATGCCTATGTAGACCTTGCTTATAATATAGGCCCTGGTGCTTTCTGTCATTCTACTTTAATTAAGAAACTTAATGAGCAGCATTATGAAGAAGCGTGCAAGGAAATACTGAATTGGGACGTATTTAAAGGAAGAAAACTTGCAGGATTAACCAAGCGTAGGCACGAAGAATACGCTAGATGTATGGGAGAACTAGGTGTTTAATATATACTGGACGTTGGGAATTGGGCTGATTGCTCTTTTTATGGGAGCAGTTGGCGGATATGAATTTGAAGCCAGCAGGTTTGATCTTTTTAAAGAGAAAGTACAAGCCGCAGGAGATGTACAGAAGGCTGCAATTAAAGCCAAAGAAGAAGAAAGTATTCAAACTACAAAGGAAATTAATGATGCGTACCAACATGATATTGCCGTTATTCGGGCTTATTTTGCTAAACGGGTGCAGCACAACCCCAGTAGCGGTTCAGTGCCCTCCCTTCCCGTCGCCCCCGCCGGCACTAATGAAGGCTCCCCCTACACAGCCCTTATTGAACAGTGTGTTGAAACCACAGACCAACTAGTACAATTGCAGAACTGGGTTAAGTCTGAAGAATCTATTAAATGAAAATACTTCTAAAGGAAACAAACGAATGAAGAAATTATTATTGGCTGTGTTGTTCTTTAGTTCAACGGCATATGCTGGTGATTTAATCGCTATAGGAAAACACTTTTCACCTGCACGAGTAGATGCTTCTTGTTCTATTATATACATGGGCAGTCAGCAAGATATGAATCAAATTCTTGGCCACACGTTTGGATGGTGTGCTGTGCGTGTACACGATACTTGTATTTTCGTTTATCGTAATGATGACATTAAAGGTAAACAAGCCTCTGTAGAGACCTGCTCTAAATTGAATGGTGAGGGCGTTTCAGTAGAAGGCGCTGAGAAGCTTGCCGCTACTTTAAACCGCATGGAAATACCCATTAATACAGACCAAGCCAAGGCAATGGGCGGCGAAGTAATAAAGTTCCAAGCAATGTAATAGAATAAAAAAGGGGCCCCGGAGGGCCCCTAAGTACATCATTGATAAAACTAAATTATGTCGCAACTACCAGAAACACAGGCCAATTCCTGACTGCCTATTGTATTATCTAAACTTTCAGTAAAATTTCCCCAATTAATGCTTGTTGGGAATTCCTCCAATAAACTAAAATACTCCTCCTCTGTTATCTCTTGATAGGGGGCCTGTCTATAGGAATGGTCTGAGTGCGGTAAGAAAGACACTCCTACAAGATCATCAAAGTTATCAAATACCCATGCACCCACTTTCATCCACTCATGCTCTTTTACATAGACTGTAATAGAGGGATTATGCTCGCACCAACCATTCTTATAACTAAGATACAGGGCTAATTGCTGCATAGCGTCCATATCATACCGTTTAATGGAACCTGCCGGAGCTTTCGTTGGGAAACTAAATACCACAGTAGAGTTTGGTTTAGTTACATCCGGCTCATGTGGAACTCCCGAAGATATCATAAACGCAGTTAAAGGGTCTTTACTATCCCCCCTCACAGTTCTAATGTAATAATCAGAGTAGCTAGGATGAATCCCACTACTAGATCCTACAAGTTGACTAACAGTTCCGCTGGGTTTAACGCAAGTAATAGCACAGCTTGCAGAAATACCAAGAATATCCGCAGTCTTCTTATTAACTTCGATAGCATAATTCCGTAACTCCTCTAAGAAATGATCACAAGTAGGATCAGTTAAGATAGAATTATCGGTGATTCCTGTGAGGGAGACTCCGAGGAGTCGCTCTTCCTCAGCATTCCGTTTCCAGACGGATCTAAGATATCGGAAGTCTGTGAAAGTACTTTGAACAGTTCCGATGATTGTAGCAAGTCCAACTTTTTGCTTAATGGTTTCAGTAGTGTCTGTAGGTCTGACCACAACTTCTGAAAGGTTGCAGAATCCATTTGGTCGTAGGATAATTTCTCCACAAGGATTCGTTCCGTAACTAAACGAAATGTCTGATCTCCCAGATCTAGCACGTTGCCGAGTTGCTGCATTCCTATTAAAAATCCCTCTTTCCCCAGATTTACTAGCATAAAGACTCTCCCACTCCTTCATAAATATGCCCATGTCGGGCTTTTCTGTGTATGCTACTGAATTGTTTGCAAGGCCTCTCTGACCTTCGTCAACCCACCACTGACCCATTTTAGCGTTCCTGAGACGATCGTCAGTGAGATTGCTAAGAGATATAAGGGCAGAGCGACGAACACCTCCAACAACAACAACATCAGCAATTTTACAAACAACATCATGAACCTCCAAAGAGTTGAGTTTGCGTCCAACAGCCTCTTTAAATACAGCGATACAGAATCGAAATAGATCTTCTAGAGGTTCTGGCCCACTTGAACGCCCCCCAAAGGTCTTTAAACGGGCTCCAGCAGGCCGTAGTTCACTTATATCCCACTTAGGTACTTTCCCAGCATATAGTAGGCTGATGAGCTCTCGGAAGGCGGAGGCCCATCCTACACGACTATCTCGAACCTTTATAATGGATTCTG